TGGGTATGGAAGTTATGCATGAGCGTAACGCACACAACTTCCCACTTGACCTTGCTGCTGCTGAGTCTACACCTGTAGCACTCACCGCACCTACTGTCGGTTGATAAAAAAACGAATATAGTTTATAATAAGAGGGTCTAATGACCCTCTTTTTTTTATGGAAATAATTGTGGAAGGCAAGGTCAAAACTGTATACGCTGGTGACGATGCTGATCGTGTTATCATTGAGTATCATGATAAGGTGACTGCTGGTAATGGTGAGATGGTTGATCATCCTTTAGGCAAAGGATCCCTCTGCTGTAGTATCTCATCTATTATCTTTGAGAAACTTGCTAAAGAAAATATCCCAACCCATTATATTAATATGGTTGGTGCGAATAAGATGATCTGTAGAAAGGTGGAGATTATCCCACTAGAAGTTATCTGTCGCAATCGTGCTGCTGGTTCTATTGTCCGTGAGACAACGCTACAAGAAGGTTACTCACTACCGCATCCTATTGTTGAGTTCTTTCTGAAGGATGATAGTAAGCATGACCCTCTCCTCACAAAGGATCGTGTAAAACTGATGGGATATAATCCAGAACCTCTCATTGAGATGACATTGCGTATCAATGATTACCTTCGTCAGATGTTCTACATCATGGGTATTGATCTGGTTGACTTTAAGATTGAGTATGGATACACTGCTCATGGAGAACTGATGTTGGCTGATGAAATCAGTCCTGATAGTATGAGACTGTGGAAGATTGGTAGTGATGAACGATTCGATAAGGATCTATTCAGGAAGGATGAAGGTGATATTGTACCTGCCTATCGTGAGATCCTTGACCGACTGCAACCCCTTGCAGTTCAATGAAGCACGAAATCCCTGACATTATTAAAGAGAATTGTTTTGCTTGCTTCACTAGTTTGAACCAGGCAGAGCGAGCAGTTGTTGTGATGGGTGATGAAGCATATCGTGAGTCACTAGATCTTGACAACGATGAGTCTCCCTGTTGGCAGATTCCAAGTGGAGAACACACCAGTTTTGCTGGATGGAATCCCCAGTGTGTCCCTACCATGGACTACATCGTATGGAAATTAAAAAACCGTGAAGGTATTATCAAAGGAGAAATTTATTAATGGATTATAAAACTTCTGGTGTTGATATTATCAAGGGTAGATCCTTTGTAGAGTATCTAAAGGTATTGGCACCTAACATTGGTGGGTTTAGTGGAATGATGGAGATCTCACCAGGATATGAGAGACCTGTTCTAGTATCTGGTGCTGATGGTGTCGGAACTAAGATTAATATTTGTAGGATTGCTGATGATTACACCACTATTGGTCAGGATCTCGTTGCTATGTGCGTCAATGACGTTATATGTTCTGGCGCTAAACCATTATATTTTTTAGACTATGTTTCTACAAAATCACTTGATGCTAACGTCAGTGATATTGTGTATGGAATTAATGTTGGTTGTGCTATGGCTGGAATGGAACTCATAGGTGGAGAAACTGCAGAACATTACAGACAAAATGATTATGACCTTGCTGGTTTCTGTACTGGTATTGTAGAGAAGAATCAGATTGTTGATGGTAGTAACATCCGAGCAGGTGATGTAGTCATTGGTATTGAGAGTAGTGGACTTCATAGTAATGGATATACTCTTATTAATGATATGTTATGGAGACATAAGATTTTCTACAAGGATATGCCTGAGTTGCTGAGACCTACCACAATCTATGCTCGTCTTATTCAATACCTATTGGATGAGGTTCCTATCCTAGGCATGGCACACATTACTGGTGGAGGACTGCCTGAGAATCTCCCTAGATGTATTCCTAAGGGTTTGGGTGTGGACTTTGACTATGATGCTTGGGAGAGACCAGAACTCTTTAACAAGATCCAGGAGGCAGGAGACATTGCTGAAGATGAGATGCGTAATGTATTCAATCTTGGCATTGGATTCTGTTTAGTTGTGCCACGAGAGGTATCAGAACGTACTCGAACTTTGATTAGTGATACTCCATTTGGTATGCGATCATGGATTATTGGAGAAGTTAAATGAAATTTAAAGCAAAGGTTTATGTGAGATTGAGGGCAGCAGTTGATGATTCTGCTGGTAATGCTGTGCGTCAAGCATGTGGTAGACTGTCCGATCTTGATATAAAAAAACTGCGATTGGGTAAATTGATTGAGATTGATTTTGATGCAGAAGATCAGAAGTATGCTGAGTTGGAAATTGATAGATTAAGCGATCGATTGTTTGCTAACGGAGTTATTGAAGACTATGAATATGTTGTGTGGGAAGTAAGCGATAAGTAGTACTTTGTGCTATAATCAAACTATAATTCAACTTTAAATATGAAACTACGTAATGCTATCATTTCTGGATTGTTGCTAGGTATGGCGCACGGTATGTCTGTCAGTGCAGCAGAAGATAAGATCACTAAAGGATATAAAACCATGGATAGCATGGGTTGTATGCTTCTTCGAGAGTGTACCGATGATGTTGTAGAAGTATTTTCTTTACTGGACATCTCATCAAAGTATTCTAATACTGAAGAATTTACTCCAGTTGCAAATGAGTTTAATAATATGCTTGTGTCACTGAACCAAGTAGGTGTTAAAGTATTCCTTGCCGACGAGAAGTATTTCCCTGATGGTCATCGTGGTGTCTATCATACAGTATCCAATAACTTCTTTTTAAATAAGAACTTCATGGATAAACCTGGCACACTCATGATGGTAATGCGTCATGAAGGATGGCATGCAGCACAAGATTGTATGGCAGGAACGATTGACAATAGTCTGATTGCTATCATCAAACCAGAGGATGAAGTTCCTATGATTTGGCGTGTGTTAGCAGAACGTACATACCCAGAAAATGCTGTGCCATGGGAAGCAGAAGCAGGTTGGGCTGGTCGCACTGAAGGTATGACAGCAGCAGCACTAGATGCCTGTGCTACTGGCGTTATGTGGGAGGTCTATCCACCAACACCACTGACCCGTAAGTATCTGGTAGACTTCGGATATATTAAAGAGTAATGCTAACAGTTTGGATCCATACGGTAGCATTCTTTCAAGTGGTTGTGATGAATTGTATCCAACCAGTTAACTGGCAATACTGCTACCGTGTTGACCAGTGGTTGATTCCTGATTTAGTACATGCTTGGCAGATTAAAAGTGGTGAGTATGTACCTTATCAGGATGAGAAGAACTATTTAAATGGGTTAGGAAGTCCTAACAAACTCTAAGTATATTGATTTAGTAGTATAATAGATAGTGTAGTCTAGTAAACTAATATGAAGTTTATTTTTGCATTAATTGCCACATTATTTCTTGCTGCTCCTGTGTGGGCAGTTGATGTATCAATGGGCGCTGGGGGAAACCTAGTATTTGAGCCTAATGATATTACAATCTCTGCAGGTGACACGGTTCACTTCATCAATGAAGCATTACCTCCTCATAATATTATTGTAGAAGCACGTCCTGATCTCTCTAGAGAAGCACTACTGTTTGCTCCTGGAGAATCACAAGATGTTTTATTTGCTGACGCAGGAGACTATAACTTCTTCTGTGGTCCTCACCAGGGCGCAGGTATGACTGGCGTTGTACATGTAAATTAGAAAAAATTATTAACTATTAAAATCATGTCATATAGCATCACAGTCCAATTGTCTGATGGCACAGAATCTACATTTTCTTGTGCTTCCGATCAGTACATTCTCGAAGCAGCAGAGGATGCTGGGATTGATCTTCCCTCATCATGTAAAGCTGGTGCTTGCTCATCTTGTGCAGGTAAAGTTTTGAGTGGAGATCTTGATCAGGAGGAACAGTCATTTTTAGATGATGATCAACTGGAAGAGGGTTTTGCTTTACTATGCGTATCTTATCCAACATCTGATTGTGTTATTAGGACAGAGGTTGAAGAAGAACTTTATTGATATCTTTTAGGTATTATAACTCATTGATTATTATTGTAACGTTGTGTAAACTAAATACCATAAGTTTACTACGGAGTTATGAGTACTTCAACACTTTCACCCCCGCAGAGAGGATGGTTCGATGTCCTGGATGATTGGCTTAAGAGAGACCGTTTCGTTTTTGTTGGCTGGTCTGGACTTCTTCTTCTTCCCACTGCTTACCTTGCTATTGGCGGTTGGCTTACTGGCACGACTTTCGCTACGAGCTGGTATACCCACGGACTCGCTACTTCCTATCTTGAGGGTGCAAACTTTCTTACAGCGGCAGTTAGCACTCCAGCTGACGCTATGGGTCATTCTCTTCTTCTTCTCTGGGGTCCTGAGGCTCAGGGAGATTTCGTCCGCTGGGTCCAACTTGGGGGACTCTGGAATTTCGTGGCTCTCCACGGTGCCTTCGCTCTCATTGGTTTCATGCTTAGGCAATTTGAACTTGCTCGCCTGATTGGTATCAGACCTTACAATGCGATTGCTTTTTCTGGTCCTATTGCTGTATTCGTGTCTGTATTCCTCATCTATCCTTTGGGACAGTCATCTTGGTTCTTTGCGCCGAGTTTCGGTGTCGCGGCGATATTCAGGTTCCTTCTCTTCCTCCAGGGCTTTCATAATTGGACGCTCAATCCCTTCCATATGATGGGAGTTGCTGGTATACTTGGAGGAGCACTACTCAGTGCTATCCATGGCGTTACAGTAGAAAATACATTGTATGAAGATGGTGAGCAGGCAAATACTTTTAAGGCATTCGATTCTACTCAGGAAGAAGAGACTTATTCAATGGTTACGGCTAACAGATTCTGGTCACAGATCTTTGGTATTGCTTTCAGCAACAAACGCTGGCTTCATTTCTTTATGCTATTCGTTCCAGTTATGGGACTTTGGACATCATCGATTGGCATCATTGGTCTGGCTCTTAATCTTCGTGCTTACGACTTTGTTTCTCAGGAGATCAGAGCGGCAGAGGATCCAGAGTTTGAAACTTTCTATACTAAAAACATCCTTCTCAACGAAGGACTGAGAGCATGGTTGGCACCTGCTGATCAACCACATGAGAACTTCATCTTCCCTGAAGAAGTTCTACCAAGAGGTAACGCACTGTGATTCAATCTCTAGGATTCTTACTACTTCGTATAGCGTTAGGCACCATGCTTATCCATCATGGGTATGAAAAACTAGAGAACATTGAAAACTTTGCGGATGCATTTGTACGACCATTGCATCTTCCATTCCCAATCTTCTCCTCATACTTCGCAGCATTTGCTGAGATTGTGGGGAGTTGGATGGTTATCTGTGGACTCGGCACTCGTCTGGGTGCCTTAGCAATCTTAGGTACAATATCATTCGCAATTTATCATGCCCTAGTTACATCTGGATTTAACATTTACTTGTTAGAACTCTTAGTTCTTTACTGGGGAGGTGCATCATGTATCGTTCTCAGTGGTCCTGGTAACTTCTCAATAGACCATCTCATAAAACTGAGACTCTTTAATAACGATTCTTCTAATTAAAACTTAGACCTATAACCTTTAATAAGACATGATCAAATCACTATTCAGTATTATATTTGCTGCTCTAATGTGGGTTCAAGTCCCACAGTGGAGTGATGATTGGTCTAAGTGTGCAGTAGATGTACCAGACACAGCATGTCATTGGTACATCGTTGCACCCGATAGCACTATGGGTGTTGGATTTAGTTGGGAGAATGCTCCCTGGTTTAGTGCTGAAGGTCTCCTAGACATTGGAGAACTTCACAACACAGTTCAATCTCTACAGGAAGCATGAATAACTTTGAAGTCTTCCTTTATTTTGTATGCTTCTCTGCCATTGGTGGTGCTGCGTTTGCAATGATGTGGAGCAACATTCAATCTATTAACATAGAGATGAGTAAACCTCCTAAACCAAAGCATCCAGAAGCACCTGAACCAGGTGAAGAACTGATGTATGTGGATCTCTCTAGAGAAAAACTAGAAGACCTTTACAAACAAACTGAAGAATGATATACTAGGGGTCTACGGACCTCTTTTTTTATGAACGGATCACTAGAACCTGAAGATCGTATCCTTGAAGAACCAACCATTACAGAACAACTATCAAAGTTGATCGATACACTTGGTTGGGAAGTGGAAGATGATATTGTAGTTGAGATTGGAGGCACTGTTGTCTCTGGTATTCATCAGGGTGAGAACTACAACAAGAAGTGGGCAACACCTTTTGGTGTTCGTAAGTATAACAAAGATGCATTTATCATCATCAGTAATCAATCACGCAGAGATTTGACTGGATCTAAACCTATGGACAGAGAGCACAAACCTCACCACCCATATACTCCTGCAGGAGAGCAAGACATTGTTGTCAACATGGACGGTGGTGTTGGTGGGTCTTGGGAAGTTAAAGATGGTGTACCTTCTGATTTGAAAGATGAGTGATAATGTAGTACCTTTGTTTCCAACTCCTGTTGGTGCATACGAAATTGACATTGACGTAGAATTTATATACCAAAAACTTGTGGAGTATAAAACTGCTCCACATTTTTTACTTGAAGATTCTCATAGTAGTTTTGGGCAAGATAGTAATATTTTGCATGATCCAGATCTTGCTTCTCTCAGACTTAAACTTTTAGAATGTATAAAGGATTATACTGATACAACTTGTCTCCAAGAACTTGAGATTACTGGTTCTTGGTATAATGAAATGAAAATAGGTGATAAGGTAACACTCCATAGGCATGAGGGTAGTGTTTTAAGTGGTGCTTTTTATGTGAAGGTTGATGAGAATACCGTTCCCATTAGATTCCATAATCCCCTAAAACCATATAAGATGAATGACTTATATGAGAACTTTAATTCGCAGTATGCGAGTACGGCGGTTCAAATTGCTCCTCAATCTGGTAGTTTGTTACTCTTTCCTAGTTGGTTAGAACATCAAACCGATTCTGAAATGGGCGAGAGGTGTGTTATTAGTTTTAATACCCTGTATAAAACAATGTTTTTTAGTGAATCCTGACGATTGAAGACAGGACATCATTTAAAATGTATAATATAGTAGTGACTCCGCAATTGACTAATGCCTAGAGGAATGTTGAGTAAAGTTGATATGCTATCTAAAGTGTATAAACTAAAGGATAATATTTACCATAAGGATTGGTATCCTAATTGGAGTGTTGAAGAACGTAAAGCTGCAGATGATGCGATTAATAATGTACTAGAAATATTGAGTGAGTACAGAATATGACCCTAGCACATGTCCTACTTTTCGGATCACTACCATTTATATGTGCCACCGCATATTTCGGGCACAGAAAAGGTGAGAATAACTATTATGAAACCGACGCCTACACAGGAAATGGAACAGCGCATTAGAATGCGATTTGCATTTGCTATGTCTTCCTTTGGTAGAATGTTTAAACCATCTGGCATCACTCTAGAAATGAGAGCACTCTGTAATGAATGGTCTATGATTGAAGATCAACCACCTCAAGGTGATTTGTATAATGTTGATAGATATTTTTTGGAGTTGTGGAAAGACAAACGAGATATCAAATGAATAAAATAATTCTTTCTGCATCACTTATAATTTCTTCAATTGTATGTTTAGTTTCTTGGAGTTTGAATAATGCATACCCTAGTTGACTACTCTCCATTTATTATTTTGGGTGTATTTTGTTCCTTTGGATTAATTCTTTTTATTCTATCAATTATAGAACTATGAGTGCTTTGTTTGTATTTTCCTTTATAATACTTCTTGTTATTGGAATGGAATTGACTTGGCCAATCAAGCATAGGAAAAAATAATCTACATTTAATTGTTGGATGTGGTTGATATGTATAAATATATGAAACCCAGTGTAGATTATAATGGCAGCAGTACCATTGAATCTGACCCTAGAACAGGGAACAGACTTCCAAGTAAACTTTACTGTAAGGAATAAAGATCAATCTCCTCTTAACTTGTTAGGTTATACTGCCTCAAGCAAGATGAGAAAGCATTATACTGCTACAAAAAAATATGATTTTGAGGTAACCTTTGTTGACAGGGCAACGGGTAAATTAAGATTGGCGATGTCTGATGCTGTGACTGGAACTATAGGAGAGGGTAGATATGTCTATGATGTATTCATCACTTCTGCTAATGGGACGAAGACAAAGGTCGTTGCTGGTATGGTATTAGTACAACCAGGAGTTAGTTTCTAATGGCAGACTATATAATCACGCTAGACGATGATCAAGATGTAAGTATTGGTTCTCCTGATTATAACATTGGTGTTAATTATGAGATACCTTCCAAAAGTATACAGTATCAGAATTTAATTCTCGATAGTATTGCATCACAGTTTGATGGAGTTAAGACTACTTTTGATTTGTATGTTGATGGTAAACCTTATACTCCAGTAAATGCTCAAGGTTTGATCATATCTATTAATGATGTGGTTCAAAGTCCTGGTGTTGATTATAATGTAAGTGGTAGTCAAATTATATTTACTACTCCACCTGCTACATCTAGTGACTTCTTTGGTGTTGCACTAAGGACGGTTGCAGATCTGACAAGAACAATTAATTTTGTTCTTGATAATGGTTCTAATGATATTACTGCTGGTGTGAAAGGATCTTTGGGACTAGATGTCTCTGGAAGAATTGAGTCATGGACTTTAGTATCAGAGAATGAAGGTTCAATTATTATAGATATAAAGAAGGATAAGTATGATACTTACCCAGATAATTTGACTTCTATTGTTGGAACTGAATATCCACGGTTATCCAGTCAAAAGAAAAACAGAGACGAGTCATTATCCACTTGGACTACAGATATTGTTGCTGGTGATATTTTAGATTTTAGCGTAATCTCTTGTACGGGCATTGAAAAATGCTCATTGTTCCTTAGACTAATCCTATAATTAAGGAACATTATAAATAAATCATAGGAAACCCGTGTTCATTTTTAAGAGGAGTCCACACAGATGGCTTTATTAGTATCCGATAATGGTGAACTTCAGTCGCTTAGATATTTGGTTAATTCCGATAGAAATATCCCTAGAAACCTTATCTTGAAACTGTATACTTCAAATACAGTTCCAACTGAGACTGATGTTCCCTCTCAGACAGCATATTACGAACCATATGACGCTACAGGTCTGGTTGGTTATGGAACAGAACCCTCTACGGGTTATCCACCAATCGTTAATGCACGTCATGACGAGGATTATAGCAGGCAGTATGGAATCTTCCTGAATGGTAGTGAGTGGTCCGTGAGAACCATTCTTAATCCAATTGCTACAACCACTGGTAGTGGTAACATTAATGAGTATACGATCACGGTATCTTCTGTTTCCAATATCGCGGTTGGACATTATGTAAGTGGTGGTAATGTTGGTAGTAACGCTGTTGTTGCAGCGATTGATGGTAATACCATTGTTCTTACCGTAAAGAATGCTGCTACCTTCTCTAGTCAGGCACTTGAGTTTGGTGTTGGTACAACAACTGCATCTTATCCTGAGCAGACTTTCACATTCACTTCTGCTGCTAATAACATCTATGGTTATTATCTGATCAGAGCAAACAATCTGCCTGTCTCCCTGAACGGTGTTGAGCACGCAGTTAATGTTGGAACTGGATTGACTATTTCCAAGGCACAAACAAGTGGAACGATTGGTAATACTTTCGTTACTTTGAATCCCTTCCAGTGGTCTCCTGCAGTATCTGGTATTGGATCTGAGTTTACTCTGACTGTTGGATCTAACGTAGGTATCAATACAAGACAGAGAGTTATTGGTACTGGAATTGCCGAAGGAGCAAGAGTTGTTGGTATCATGAATACCACTACCATCGTTCTTGATAAAAAGAATAGTGGAACAGTTTCTGGCGTTGCTACATTCTTCCAGGAAATTACCGAAGATCTTTGCGTAGGTATGGGTGTTACTCATGGTAACATCGGTGGTGAAGTTGCTGGTATTCTTGACGGAACTACCATTACTGGTATTGATGAAAAGACTGGTAAAGTATATCTGAGTAGCGAACTTCAGAATAACATTCAGAACGCTACTGGTAATATTGTTTACTTCAATTATGCTGAAGTAAGTGTTGGTGCGACTGAGCACGGACTGGTTGCTGGTGATATTCTTTATGTTGCTGCTGGTGCTGCTAACACCACCACAACTTCTGGAACTTATACCATTCACACAACTGAAGATGTAAGTACCTTTACAACTACTCCTGCAATGACAGGTATTGGAAGTGCAACTCTTTATAGTAGCATCTTCTTCTCTGAGAGATTTACAAATGGTCCTTACAACATTCAGAACAACGGTGACCAAATCAAGGTTACTCTGAATGTCAGCCTCGACTGATTGTTTACTATTATATATTTCGTTATGGAGGGATTGCCTATGGCGATTCCTCCTATTTTTTTAGGAGATACTAATTGCTATGCCCGCTTTTAATGTAGGTGTAAATTCAACTTTTGAACAGCAACGGCAGATAATAAATTCGATTGCTGTTGATACCTTTGCATTATCAACAACTTTATCTGGTATAACCTCTTCTGGACTTGTTGTAACTTACAGTGAGTCTGCTGGAATTGCTTCATATGCACCAGTATCTGGAGTTGCAACTGTTGCAAACTATGCAATTAGTTCTGGTATTGCTTCGTATGCACCAATCGCTGGTGTATCAACCTATGCAACTGTTGCTGGTATATCAACTTACTCACCAATTGCGGGTGTAGCAACATATGCTTTAGTTGCTGGAGTATCAACGTATGCTTCTGTAGCAGGACTTGCAACTAACGCTACATATGCCACACAATCTGGAGAGACTGCGTTTGCTCCTTATGCGGGGATCTCCACGTATGCTGATACAGCAGGGATTGCTACAAACGCACAGGGACTTGCTGGATCACCTAACGTTATTGTTGGTGTAATTACTGGTGGATTGTTTGTTGGTAATGGATCAGAACTTACTGGAATCAATGTAGGAGTCTCTACATATGCTGACGTTGCTGGAGTTGCAACTGCTGCTGGCAATGCTTCTACCGCTGACTATGCTTCCATCGCTGGACTGGCAACTGCTGCAGCAGGACTTACTGGAACACCAAACCTGAGTGTTGGCATTCTTACGGCAACAAAGTTTGCTGCAACTGATGCGGAGTTCACTGGAATACTGACAGCACAGAGTCTTAAAGCAATCTCTGGATATGTATTATCACCTGATAGTCAGCAGTCTATTCAAATTCTGAGTGGCAGTGGGTCTGTAAACTTACCTCTGGGTATTGGAACTGATGTTAATATTGCTGGTATTGTAAGTGCTCTGAATTTTGTTGGTGATGGTTCTCAACTGACAGGTATTAATACTGTAGGTGTCACCACAATTACCGCTGGTGATAATATTCTTGTTACTCAGACTGGACAAGTTGCAATTATAACTGCAACATTCAGTGGTGGTGCAACAGGATTCTTTGAGGGAACAAATGGAGTTGGTATTGGTACAACTTCTAAGGTTGGTATTGGTACAACTATACCAACACAGATGCTTACCGTTAAGGGTAATATTGATCTTGATGGTAATATTGTATTAAATGGAGAGATAAGCGCACCAACTAGAATTAAGTTTGGTACAGGTGGAGAGAATATAAAAATTGGTGACATAACTGGTGGTAGTGGTGCTGCTAATGTCGCTATTGGTGATCAAGCGTTATCTTTGAACAACAGTGGTGCAGGACATAACATTGCTATTGGTCAACTTGCACAATACGGTGTAAATTCTGGTCAGTATAATCTAACTATTGGTGACCGAGCAGGACAGAATCTTACATCGGGATCTTATAATGTTCTACTTGGTGCATACAGTGGCAATCAAAATGGATTAGATCTCAGAACATCATCTAACAATGTTGTTCTGTCTGATGGTGAAGGTAATGTTAGGCAGTTTATTAACTCTAGTGGTGATGTAGGAATTAAAACTACTATTATTACTGAGGCACTGACTGTTGCTGGTATTGTATCTGCAACATCATTCTACGGGACACTTCCTTCAAGTCAGTTGACTGGTGCTCTTCCATCTCTGGATGGTTCTGCATTGACTGGTGTTACTGCTATTGGATCTGGTGTTGAGATTAGAGATAGTGATTCCCCTGTTGGTGCTGCCGCGACAATCAACTTTGGTAATAACCTTAGTGTAGTGTTGAGTGCAGGTATTGCCACAATCACTGGATCAAATACTGCATCCTTTGCGACTGAAGCTGGTGGTCTTACTGGTTCTCCAAGTATTATTGTTGATGGTATTGATGCTGGACCAATTCGTGGTGGTAGTGCCAACTTTACGGGCATTCTTACTGCATCTCAAATTAGATTTGGATCAACTGGAGTAATAAGTAATCTAAATTCTGATATGCGTCAAGCAAATACCTTGACATTTGGTGATGGGGAATTTGCAATGTTCCACAAAGGTGGCGGTGGTGATGACTATAGTTATATACTTGTAGATAATTATCCACTTTACATTGGAACGCAGGGTGATCAGGGTGGTTCACACTATTATACTAGTCTACTAACTATTAATCCTGGTAACGATTCTGGTACTTTTGGAACTAATGATGCTTATGCTACTTTAGGTCATGCACAAAATGTAAGTAATGGCGAAGGTGGTACTACATTAGCTAGATTAAGAACTACTGGAACAGGCACTACGGCATTTGGTAGTTTTGATGTAGTTTCTGGTGACATCACGGCAAATAATAACATTATTGCTAATGGTAATATTACAGGAGACACTGCAACAAATGTCGCTGGAATAAATTCCGTCACTGCTTCTGGATTTTATGGTGATGGATCGGGACTTACTGGAATCATTGCTTCTGGTACTGGTATTGATATTAAAGATGATGGATCCAATGTTGGAACTGCCTCAACTATTAATTTTGGGGCAGGTTTGAATGTAGAACTTGCTTCTGGTATTGCAACAGTCACTGGATCTGGTGGTGGTGCTCAGTCAAGAAACATTGTCAGTGGAGTGACAACATCAATTCCTAATCTTGGAATTGGTAACACTGATATTATTGGTCAGAAGTCTTATGCTCTGATGAAGGTTGGTCTATCTACAACAGGTTGGATACGACTATATACTGATAGTACATCTAGATCAAATGATGTGAGTAGAAGTGTTGGAGAAGATCCAGCACCTGGTAGTGGTGTGATTGCAGAGGTTGTTACCACTGGAATCTCCACACAGCAAATGATTACTCCTTTTGCTATGGGTGGAAACATGGATGAACCTGTTACAAATAAAATCTACGTCGCTATACAAAACCTATCTGGTTCGACGCAAACAATCACTGCAAACCTTACCATTCTACAATTAGAGGCATAACGATAATGGCAATTACTACAGAAACTTTTAAGGTAAATGCTGGGTGGGCGCATACGGATATTATCACCCAGATGGAACAGGCAATGACCTATCTTGATTGGCAGGGTAGTGAAATTACTGGATATATTGTTGGTCTTGGGACAATGATTGGTGGCGGTGACACCAATGCATCCGATTACTATGAGGATGTGAGTCCAAAATCAACGAGTGGTGTTGGTACTCAAGCTACGTTCACTGTTTACAGAGATACTGAAGCTGTCAGGAGGGTTTGGGTTACTCGTCCTGGGGTTGGATATACCTCAGGAGAGGTAGTAACCTTATCTGCTGATGATATTGGGGGATTCTCAAATGGAGCTACCGACTTATCATTTAAGGTATGTGTTGATGAGATAGTTGGCAATGGAACAACGGTTGCTATTGCTTTTACTTCTATACAAAGTCAGCCCGCTGGAGACTATGGCACTACATATGCTTTTAAATTTGATGTACTTAATGCGGACAGGGCAGGAGTAGTTGGATCAGGAGTCAGCATAATCACTGTTAGAGAAGGTGATACAATTAGTATTGCTAACAGTTACAGTACTAGTTATGATCCAGTTTTAGAATCTTCTCATACGTATATAAGTGAAACCTCAACTTACTCTCTCGCAGGATTTGATGTTGATATAAACCCTAGTGATGGATATTCGCAATACACATTTAAGATTGGGCAGGCAGGAACATATTATTGGAAGACAAATCAAAATAATCTTGGACCTGAGTGTGGGAGATTAATTGTTCAACCTTGGAGTGGTGATCCTGCAGATAGAACTGTTGTTGGGTATGGAACAAATACTGTATTCTGGGATAAAGATCTTGCTAATAGTAGACCATGGGGAGTTCAAAAACATCAGATAGCAGCGAATAAATTATATGGACATACTTATAGAATATTCAGAAAAGATTCTAGTGACGGTGAACTAGATATTTCTGCTCATAGTGGATATAGTCATTATCCTGGAAATGAATATCATTCAAACGATAATAATGGGCAAACTAATACTCAGCATTATCATGGTGGAACTGGATATAAGTCAAGAATTGCTGGTGCGGCAAACTTAGATTATGTTAGTGAAGCGATAGGAAATAATGATAACTCTAACCTCTCTCTTGAGCAGAGCACGGATGTTCTTACTTATAATAGATTAACAACTATAACTCATGGCACTAATTATGGATTTGATTTAGATCTTAACGTGTTTAGATCTGCTATAGATCCAAGATTTGCTGTATTGTCTTATAGATATCCTACATTATCTTCAACACACCTCACTAGTAATACATTTGGTACATTCTTCTTCCATAATTTTGATTGTAGTTTCTGGGATTATGACCACGTATGGCTTTCTGGAATGACAGAGATAATTCCTACTACGGGTAATACAACATCACCAGATCTAACGTTTAGAACGCACTTATCCCCCAACTATCAGGAAACTTATGCTAGTGGATGTAAACGAGCTGCTGAACACCCGTGGATGAGTTATAGGAGTTATAGTGCTGACGAGCAAAATTACGTTGACACTGTTTACGATAGTAGATCTTATCCTCAGGATCTGAGCACTACTGCTGCTAGAATTTATTATAGATCTGAAGACCAACCAGCAACTTTTAGAGGTGGATATCCCCATAGTTCCGCTGAAAATGGTAGTAGTAGAGTATCTCCAGAAGCAAACTTTAATGCAGTAATTAAGGGACTACCTTTAAATGTAAACTTAATACCATGTCCATATTATCTTCCTGATGATTTTGGATTAATTGAGTTCTACTATAATGCTGCAAATGCAAACATTCAACAGGGAGATACATTTACAATCAGTCCAAGTGAAGTTTGGACAGTAATCACTGCATCATATCATCAAACTACAGTTACTCGTGGAATTGCATTCTGTGCGAGGACTGTTTGATGGCAAATTATTCTCTTCCTAATTTAACGTCTGCCATTGCTGGTGTTGTTACAACTTCATACTCAACAAAACAATTAAGATTTTCAAGGATAGGATTAGATTTGCCTGATGGTGTTGGTGTTGGTAGTGAGAAGATCTTAGAATTGGATTCCATGGATCCTCTCTCTTATAATGGTGTGCCTAGTAATAGATATACTGGCATTGGAACTATTACAAAATGGTTTGATACTGGATTCCCTCAGAACAATGCTACATTTTTTGGTGCTTATTCTTTTGATGGTAAAAGTATTGTCTTTGCAGACGGCGGATATGCGGCATTAGATGATGGTCCAGACTTCGATTTTGCAGGTGATTTTGCAATAGAGATCTCTTTCAATATGACTGGAACTCCAAATGCAACATATCCATCAGCATTAATTGCAAGTTGGAATACGTTTGGTAGTAGTGATAATAAGTTTATTATATTCATTGGTTCTACAGGTGGTATTGCCATGCAAATAAATGGTGAAGGGAATACTTATAGTCCTTCATCTACAATATCTCTTAATACCGATTATCATATGGTCGTTAGTAGAAGAGATGGTGTGATTAAGTGGTGGTTGAATGGAGAAATTGTTTCTGAGATTAATAATTCTTCTGCAATAGAACCAGTTCTAGGGTATAAAATTGGAACTTATGATGGTAGTAGTGGTCAATCTTTTGAAGGTGCAATTAATCTTGTAAGAATGTATCGTGATAGATCTTTAAGTGATATGGAAGTGCTAAGTTTGTATGATCAACAGATTAATAGAACTTTAATATCTGAGACTAACGGTACTAAAGGGATTAATAATTATAGTTTAAGTAATACCTCTGGTTTTCCTGCTGCTGAATCAGGTAGACCAGTCACAGGACAGTTATATCCTAGGTTTACTAAATAAAAGAAAGCGCGAGTAGATGGCGTTATTCCAATATGAAGGAATAGGTAGCCTCCGTTCTCTAGGTAATCGTTTTACCGTACAGAGAGCGGTATATTCGTATAATCAATTTTCTATCCTCAATTATGAGGAACTTAGTTATGGTAGTATTACCGATGCGGTAGTAGAAGCAGAAGACTACGGTGAGATCACTGCTTCCATCGAACAATACTATCAGATCCAAGACTTTGGAACTATCACGCTGGATACAGCTAGCGTGCCGATGGGTAAGATCGGTATCCACTTGTCAGCAGACGACAATACCACAAGAGTAAGTGTTGGTGGTGTCGAGTTTGCACTGTTCGGACGAGCAATAACAGAGGTATTCTTCAACCCAGTCAATAGGGTCTTTGACTTCCAAGGTGTTGCCGAAGATAAGATTACCTCTTCCTGGTTGGGAAGAGGCGTCTTACCTCCAGTCGGGGCGGAAGCTCTGGATGCGGTTGTTTCTATTCCACCTACATCCATCTTCCACCTTTCTACAAAAGGTTCAGCGAAGACAGAAGTAATATTTAATCAGCAAGATAGAATCTTTGACTTCATTGGTGAAGCACAAGAGAGTAGATCTTATCTGTTTGATGAACAAGATGCAATAGACTTTAGATCCGATGACTTCGGATTCCTCAATGAGACTGTATTGAGGAGCGAAGACTACGGAGATGTTAATTATATTCAAACTCTTACAGGTCATCCGTTCACTATTGAACCGAATGATCTTACAGATCCTTCATACCAGTCTGTATTCTTCTCTACTTCTATTGAGCAGGGTGGAACTGGTATAGGATTTAGTGGTGGATTTAATATTGGTCCTCATATAGCATTTAGAGGATATCCACCAAGATATACAAATCCTAGTGGATATAATTATCAGAGATATTTTGAGTTTGAATCTGATACTAGACATCTGGATAGTATTATTACCCAGGTTATTAAGGGTAGTGGAAGTAATGGTGGTGAAGAACCAGATCTTGGTGAGGAGTTAAGACTTCAGTATCAAAAAGAAGATGGTACTTGGATTACATTCCGAATCTACAACTGGTTATCCAGCATCTATAATGAATTAAGAAGTTATAATGTCACTCTTCCCGAGGCAGCAAAAAATTACGGGCAGAGATTTAGATTTATTCAGTTCACTAATAGTAGTCTTGACAATATTAGCTTTGACCATTGGGCAGTCAAAGATATACAATTTGTTGAGACTGCAGTTGGCACTGGACTCAGTGAAGATGACTTTGGTCTTATCAGTGTTGATGTTACTACCAAGGCAGCAACTGGCAGAATGCCATTCAGTGGTGGTGCAGCAGAGAGCTTCATCAAGGGCAACTACACAGGTTCTGTTGGTAACAAGCAACCAAGACTTGTTGGTACTGCAATTGACTACACCATTCCTAAGCACCAAGGATTTGGGTGGATTAATATTGATGGTACGCCTCGCGTCCAGATTAGGATTCACTACAAGGCAGATGGTGGATATGACTTCTATCCACAGAGATTCCGTGGTGGTTCTCTCTTCGGATTTGCTTCTGGTGCAGAATCTGCTGCTGTTCTTAATGAAGGTGGAGGAATCTTCGGTCTTAAGAGTACTACTACCTTTAAGGCAGTACGAAGTGAAGTAGGTGTTAGTGAAGAAGACATTCTTGTACAGGGTGGAGCATTCTATCAGGTTATCTTCAACCAAGTTGATAGAGTCTTCTCCTTCAACAATGAAGAGATTAATAGAAGAGCATTTGCATACAACCTATCTTCTGTTGTTAATATTGAGTCCATTGATTATGGATACATCACAGATACGGTCACAATCTCTGAAGATTATGGTGATGTAACTTACGATGAGATCTACTATCCTTGGCAGAAGGAAGACTTTGGTACTCTTGCACCTACAACAACAAGACTTCCCTTCGGACTTGGTAGACTTAATAGTTCTACGGAAACACCAAGAGTTAGAAGATTTATTGGTAACATTGAAGAGACTAATCTTAGAGTTCTTGGTACTGGTAAGGTGTATGTCTTACCCAAGTTCACATCTAAAGGTGACCTTGTTAAGATTAGAGGTAATACCGACTTCACTAGAGCAAGAGATTGGGTTGGTACTGGTAATCTACCCACTCTATCTGGAGGAGCGGAAGCCGTTGCATTCGTACCTGCCAAGGATGATAGAGCACTCTTCACCTTTGAAGGTGAACTGGTTGAGAAGTTTGGTAAGGGTAATTACGACGGAGTTGGATCACTCTTCGGATTTGATTCTAGTACAATATCGATTAGAATCACTACTATTAATGATGGACTCTTCTCCGTTCATGGTGAAGTCGTTGAAAAATCAATCTTCTCCGAAATTGGATCTGGATCTCTTGGAACTGTTGTTGGTGCAGCAGAGAGAGTTACCTTCCACTATAACCAAGAGTCTTCCTTCGGTGCATGTGAGGGTGATGATTATGGATTCGTTAGTGAATCTGTATTCAATGTCGAAGAATCTCCAGCATTGCTTGGATATCTCAACGATTCTGTCAATTCTCTTGCTAATGAAGTGGTCTCTGAGTTTGGAAGAGTACCAAACGCGATTGATTATGGTTATATAAATCAGTATTATCAATATAATCACGAAGACTACGGCAATCTCTTCCCAGATGATTGTCTGGAACCACAAGGTCTTCAACTTGACTTTGTTGGCACTGCGCCAGAAGCATTCAGTAAAGGTAACTACACTGCATCTGGTTCTATTGGAGCATTCGTTGGTTTTGCTGAAGCAGTTGCCTTCATACCTGCTAAGAAGAAGGCACTGTTTGGATTTGAAGGTAACGCTGCTGAATCTACAACTCCTGCAACTGAGATTGGATCTGGTTCACTCTTCAGTTATGTTACCTTCAGTGAGAGAGTTGCCTTTGAACCTGCTAAGGCAGATCCTCTGTTTGCAATTGATGGTGGTCTTCGCATCAGTGCAGTTACTGAGCAAGAATCTGAACTCAAGTTTACTGCTGCTTGGGAAGCAAGTGGATCCCTCTTTGGAATTGAAGGATCTGGAGAAGCAATTGGAAGTGAGCACACTGGTGCTGGTACTATCTTCATCCGTGATTCTGGTGTCAGAATTGAACCAGAATCCTTCACTCCTTGGATTCCTGCTGGTCGCGGATCTATATTCTCGTTTGTCTCCTTCACTGAATCGGCAACATTTGTACCTGCGAAGAAGAAGGCACTCTTTGGATTCTCTGGTGCTGCTACTGATATACAATTCTCCTTCGCTTGGGAGACTGTTGAGACTAAGCATCTTCTTCTTAGAGGTTCGCCTAAGGTCTTCGTTCTGCCTAAGCACACTGGTGCTGGTGCTATCTTTGTTCGTGATTCTGGTGTCAGAATCGAACCAGAATCCTTCACTCCATTCATTCCAGAAGGATTTGGAAAACTATTCGGTGGAATTGGTGGTGCTGCAGAAGCAGTTGGATCTAATCCACCAGATGACTTCACTCTGTTTACCTTTACTGGTGAAATCGAGACTCCTCTACGCACCTTCTCTGAACGGAAGTTTGTCCAGGCAAGGTTCCTGCCAGACGAGGCATTCACCACCTTCCAAATCCGAGTTACTGAGACTGGTTTACAACCTGTCGAAGTTCATGGTGAACTTGATGAGTCCTTTACTCCTGCTCCAGAAATTGGACTTGGAAGACTTTATGGATTCTCTGGTGCTGCAGAAGCATCAGTCTTCAATCCAATCGACAAGACTACGCTATTCACCTTCGAGGGGAATTCTGCAGAGAGCGAGACCAATTCCATGGTCGCGTTTGGATCGCTCTTTGGATTTGCTTCTGCCGTCGAAGTTACTGCAGTTGCAGAAGAGAAGCAAGCACTATTCTCCTTCGCTGGCAATCTTCAAGAGCGTACTACTCCTGCCCCACACATTACAACTGGTGGACTCTTCGGATTCTCTAGTACAACCGAAGCAAAAGTCTTCGACTATCCAGAGCGCACTACTCTTTACAGTATCTCTGGCACTGCAGAAGAAAAATTCTCTTCCGCGTTACAAGGAACTCCCGTTCCTGGTCTGGATGTCAATGGAGATCTGGTCGAGAGAACTGCATTCGATCATGTTGGTTCTGGTTCTATCTTTGGATTCTCCAGTACAACCGAAGCGAGAGTCATTGTTCCACGCGGACTCAGAACTCTATTCTCATTCGCGGGTGATGTTGCAGACAGCGAGACCAATGTTGAGATTGGATCTGGTACACTCACTGGATTTGTTGGTGGAGCAGAGAGCACATCTAATGTTGAAGTCACGTTTACTCTCTTTACTATTGGTGGAGATACTGTTGGTGGAGAAGTTAAGTTCACTGCTGCTAATCTCGCGGTTGGTCAGATCAGAGTTGGACTCAGTGATCCAGGTCTTCCAGGTAATATCTCTAGAGGTATTACTGTATTCAGACTTAGAACCTTCCCAGAAGGTGCAAAAGTCAAGTTCTCTGGAACAAAAGCAGAGTCCTTCACTCCAGCACCTCATATTGTTGAGGGTCTTATCAATGTTAACAGAGGAAATGAGGTTACCGAAGATCGCTACATTGAATTCCGTGAACCTCAACCAACGAGAATTGTAGTTATTTAAACTGATAAATAAATATAACGCATATTAGTGGACCTTTAATGGCTAACACCAAACGGGTACAACTGCGTAAGGGAACGGAAATAGAGCACTCTACATTTACGGGTGCCCTTGCTGAAGTAACTTTTGATACTGATAAAGGGACAATAAGAGTTCATGACGGACTCACGTTGTCTGGGGTAGAGATACAAAAATCTCGATTGACTGATCTAGATGGTTCTAATAATAATGAAACATTGAGAACCAATATGAAATACTTTAGTGACACCTCAGCGGGTCCTTTTGCAGTTAATCTACCGACACTTCGATTTGTGGGTGATACAATTCACCTTGCAGATTCCAAATACCAATGGAATATAAATAATCTTACAGTATATGCTCAAGGTGGAGACCAAATAAAAGACAGCACTGGGTTCATCGATACATTTTTAAATTGTGACGTTGCTGGTGGATATGTCGAACTTATTTGGGAAGGAACTTTCTGGAGGATGTTCTCATGAATCTAAGTAGAATGGATGGATCGATGAAGCATGTCGTTCAATCGAACGATTTCATCGTACATGCTTTGCGTAGAGATGCCGATGGTATGCTACGCTATACGAAAGTAGGTTCTGGGAGCTCCGACGTAGGAGACTTCCATAGAACTGATGGAACCCAATATCCAGGGTTCCTTGATGGTGAAGATTATGTAGAAGAAACAACTGAGGATAAATCTTATAAGAATAATCTACATGATAAATATCAACAGTATAGATTTGATTTTAGAAATCTACACTATTTTATAGACAGTGATGGATACCTTGTCGCCCGTATTAACGGCACATATGATTACACAACCGAAGGACCTAAGTAAGAAAGGATTAACTAACGATGGCTGATTTTAGATTAGGAAGACTAAAATTTAATTGGAGAGGCGACTGGACTCCTAGCACCGAATATGTCATTGATGATATCGTCAAGTTCGGTGCTAATACTTATGTCGTCACTACCAATCACACTTCTACTGCGAACGAAAGAGATTGGTATGACAATGATTTGTCGTACTGGAGTCTCCATGTTGAGGGTATTCGTAACGTAGGATCGTACTCTGCTGGTACGTTCTATAAAGTTAACGATATCCTTAAGTATGGTAACACTCAATATCGTGTTACTGCTGGTATTGGAACTACTGCTGGATTAGCATTTTCTGGAGACGCCAATCCAAACGTTACGGCATACGTAGCTGGATTTAATGGCGAAGGACCATGGGATGCAGGAACGGTATATGAGACTGGAGACGTTGTTCTCTATTCTGGTAACTCTTATGTTGCAATTCAAACATCAGTACAGGGTGCAATTCCACCTACAGAATTAAATAGACAGTGGGAATTCCTTGCACAAGGTCATAATGCCGTAGGTTTGACCACTTATGAATCTGGTGTTACCTATTATAGAGGTGATCTGGTAACAGTTGGTGGTGATACTTATCAGGTAGATGCAACTTCTACTCAGGATGTACACCCAACTAAGGGTCTTAGTGTTGGCATTGGGTCAACAGTGGTTGGTGTTGCTATAACCGCATGGACCCTTTACAATAGAGGTCTAAGATACGCTGGTTCTTACTCTACAACAACTGAGTATTACAGAAACGATGTTGTTGAGTATGCATCATCTTCCTATGTTGGTATTGGATCTACTTCTTTCCTTTACATTACTCCTGGTTCTGACCCAAGCAAGTGGGCGGCACTCTCGGTTGGAGACTCTAATGCACTCCTGACTCAGCCTGGAGATCTTTTGGTTCGAGATACTACTTCTCCCACTAGATTGGCTATCGGTCAGACTTATCAGTCTCTCGGTGTAGGAACAGATTTGACTCCCCAATGGATGACCATTGGTGATTCCACTAGAATTTATCATGTTGACCCCGAACTGGGTAAAGATACCTTCAATGGTATTACTCCAGATATGGCGTTTAGAACGCTTAAGGTTGCATGTGATAATGCAAGCGCGATTACAGATATTACTGGATTCATTTATGATGAAACATCTGGTCTGTCCACAGTTACAGCACCAAACCACGGTATTCTTTATCCAAATATTACCGTTAGACTGAGAGATATTGAGTTCTCTTGCCTCTCTGGTGCAAATTCATATACAGTTAATGCATTCCAGTACGATAATGTTGCTGGTGTTGCTACCTGTACTGTTGGTGCAGCAATGACGGGTCTCCAAATTGGAGATACAATTAGACTTGATAACCTTGAATTCACCTGCCCAGGTGGTTCTGGCATTACGACGACTATATTCCCTGATGGAACAAGAGACGCTGGTTTTAACTTCACTGTAAGTGCAATCAACGGTCCTCAACAAGTTGAGATGGCAGTTGGTGTATCAACAATTCAGCACATCTATGTATCTGGTGGTACATTGTTTGTTGGTGTTGATACTTCCTTCTTCCCAAGAAACGTTCTGACTTCATACTTTAATGTTATTGATGTTGTTGATAACAACACATTTACATGTAACGTTGGTGTATCGACAATTAACCATGCTTATGTACAGGGTGGACAAGTTCTGAACCTGTCTCCTGCTGTTGTTAAACTGTCCTCTTCCGAATTTGTTGAGCAACTTCCAATTGTTGTTCCTCCATTCACCTCTGTTGTTGGTTCTACGCTTAGATCTTCTAAGATTAGACCTGCTTCTGGTATATCTGCTGATGGTCTTACTCCTAACAACCGTCAGACCATGTTCCAACTGTCTGACGCAACAACGATTCAGGGTCTGAACGTTGATGGTATGGTTGGATTTGACTATGATCCCGCTAAACCATTTGAACTTGAGTACTCTACAGTTAGAACTGGTGTTGGTACAACTGCTTGCGGTGTTTACTTCGCATTCAACCCCAACTCCCCAATTCTGAACAAGTCACCTTACGTTAAGGACTGTACTGCATTCGGTAATCCTCCAACTGATGGTGGAAGTGGCGGTGCTGGTGTTGGTGTTCTTTGTGATGGTGGTGTCCATGATTCTGGATTCCGCACGATGGTCTTTGACGCCTTCACGAACGTTCTGAGTGATGGTGCTGGATTTATTCTTGATGCTGACGCTGGTTCTGAGATCGTCTCCTCCTTCACGTACTACTGTAAGTGGGGTTATTACGCAGGTGGTGGTTCTAGAATTCGTGGTGTTGGTGGTAATAATTCTTATGGTGACTATGGTGTCATCGCATCTGGATTCTCTACTGCTGAGACTCCAAGATCCCTGAGACTCTTCGGTGATAAGGCAGAGACGCAAGTTGGTACTTTGAGTGGTACTGTTGCAATCGGTAACACCATGGTTGGTGGAACCTCTGGTGCAAGAGCAACCTTCATCAACGATCAAATCTCCGCTGATGCGATCTACTTCAAGTACTATCCTGGTTACGGTGATCCTAGCATCGGTGCTGGTCAAACCGTTGGTATTGGTACTACATCCTTCGTTCCTGGTGAGTATGTAAACTTCATCGGTGCTGGTACAACTGGTGCTATTCTACTCTCTGCTGTTAGTGGAACTGTTGGTGGTCAGAAAGGCGTTCTCTTTGAACTTGACCTTGCTGATGGTGATAACTTACCACTTGTGGGTGATGCTATTGGTATTACTACTGTTGGTGTTGGTAGTGATCTGGTCAATGGTCAACCAAGATTCTACATTGTTAACAATGTAACTGGATTCACCACAACTTATACTCAGTATAGAGGTGACGTTGGAGACTCTCCTGTTAACTATCCTGGTCGCGTAACTGTTACTGTATCACCTGAGAAGGGAATCAGAACACCTGATACTCGTACAGGAATTGGTAACACTATCACTGATGGTGGTTCCTTGGTTGAAATTAGAACTAGATTCTCTAACGCACGTCTGACTGGTCACGACTTCCTCTCGATTGGTGTTGGTAACAAGACTGAAACCAACTATCCAAATGTTAACGAGGCAAACGTACAGCAGGGCAATGAGACTAGCAACTTTGGTCCTGGTAGAGTCTTCTTCGTCTCTACTGACCAAGGCGGTAACTTCAGAGTTGGTGACTTCTTCTCCGTTAACCAGTTAACTGGTGCTGCTACCCTGGACGCTTCTGCGTTCAACCTGTCTGGTTTGACTGAACTGAGACTGGGTTCACTGGGTGGTCAGATTGGTGAGGCGATCAACGAATTCTCCTCTGACGAGACCATGAGTGGTAACTCCAATACTGCAACCCCAACTGAATTCGCGGTTCGCGGATTCGTTACTAGAGGTAACATGGGTGTTGAGCAGATGGTTCCACCTAAGGGAACAACTGCCCAGAGACCTGCAGGACCACTTCAAGGTGGATTTAGATTCAACACAGATCTGGGATCCTTTGAAGGATACAGTGGAACTGCTTGGGTGCCCATCGGTGGTCTGCAAAACGTAGATGTAAACACTACGTATACTGCTAGTGTCTTCCAGACTCTCTGGTGTGATACTCAGTCTGGTGGATTTACAGTTACTCTACCTCCAACACCTAACAAAGGTGATGTTGTTAGAATCCTTGACGTTGCCAAGACATTTGATAGTAATACACTTACTGTTGGTAGAAATGGCAAACCTATCATGGGAGATGCTGCGGATCTTACGGTTACTACTGAAGGTGCTGCATTTGATCTAATCTTCTACAATGATACGTATGGATGGAGAATATTCAGCGTATAATTATTGATTAATGGGGGGAACTTAATGTTCTCCTCATTTTGTATTATGGTCATTTAATAAATAATAAAACGAGGGATTAGTTAAAACAAATGGCATCCTACGGAAGTTACAAAAAAATTATACAAGGACAGATTCAGGATGGATCTGTTCCTAATAGTGCATTAGCAGCTGGTGCTGGATTAGCATACAATGTGCAGCATGTTTATGGAGCACCTACTGTCTGTACTACTGGTTGTTGCTGTCTTTGGACAGTTCCAACTGGTGTAAAGAGAGTCACATTTGAAATGTGGGGATCTGGTGGTAATGGGCATGGATTCTGCAGTTGTAGTCGCTGCCATCACTATGCAGGCGCTAGTGGTGGATATTATAATTCTAAGACTATTTCTGTTCAAGGAGGTTGGACTTATACCATTTGTGCTGGTGGTGTTTATGGATGCTGCTCTAGAGAATGCTTGGGATGTCGAGGTTGCTCTTCATATGTAAATGGATGCAACTTAACCAACTTCTGTGCCCTTGGTGGTAAAGAGGGTTGTTCAAATACAAATTATGATACTGCATGTAATTCTAGCTTCTCATGCTGCCTTGCTCCCGTCTCTAATGGCGGTGATTTCGGAATGGGAAATCATGCTGGTACATTTGGCGGTTCAATATTCTGTCATTGCAATTACGTATTCTCTTGTACGACTGGTGCTCCATTCCTCGCTTCTGGTGGTACTGGAGTAAATGCTTCAGTAAATTGTTGGGTTCGTTGTGGTTGCTGGACTGTACCTTATGCTACAGGTGGCCAGGGAGGTCAAACTACCTATTGTGGATCTAGTTGCTGCGGACAAGGTGGTACTGGTGGCAGTGGACTTGTTAAAATTACATATCTCTGATAGGAGTATACAACTAAAATGGCATCTTATAACAGTTACAAAAAGATATCTGCAGAAGGTATTGCCGATGGTGCAGTTGACGCTGTAGACTTTTCAACATCATTGAATGGGACATTTGGCGTAAAATGGGTTTATGCAAGCCCTAATGCATGTAGTACTGGTTGTTGCTGTCTTTGGACAGTTCCAACTGGTGTAAAAAAACTACAGATTCAAATGTGGGGATCTGGGGGTAATGGTTCAGGTGCATGTTCCTGTAGTCGTTGTCACCATAATCTTGGTAGTCAAGGCGGATATTACAGTGTCAAGACTATTGATGTCACTGAAGGTTGGCAATATACCGTTTGTGCTTCTGGTGTTTATGGATGCTGCTCTAGAGAATGTACTGCATGTTATGGATGTAGCTCCTATGTAAACGGATGCAACTTAAGTAACTTCTGTGCTCGTGGTGGACGAGGTGGATTTGCAAATACCTCTTGGAATACTCTTTGTACTGGAGTTAATGATTGTTGTATTGGTCCTACTACTAATGGCACCGATTTTGCAATAATGTCTATGCATCCACATTGGGATGGCGCTGAGTTTGTTTATGATAGAGGATTTTGTCACTGTTATAATAGATCTACCTTCAGTAGTGGTGCTCCACTAATTGGAGCAACTACCCAAGAATCAATTAGAGCATGTTGGATTCGCTGCGGTTGTTACCAAGCTCCATATGGTGCTGGTGCTCAAAACGCTAAGACTACCTATTGTGGATCTAGTTGCTGCGGACAAGGTGGTACAGGTGGACCTGGACTTGTTAAAATAACTTACTTTTGATACTAAATACAATCATAGAGAGATCCTAAAAAATGGCACAGTATTCCAATTACAAAAAAGTTAGCGGGGGAAATTTACCTCCTGGATCAATTCCAGCGACTGCTTTAAATACCACTGGATTGGACACTTGGAATGTCAAGTGGTTTTGGGGATCTCCTGAAGAATGCACTCCTGGTTGTTGCTGTCTTTGGACAGTTCCAACTGGAGTAAAAAGAGCTCATATTGAGATGTGGGGTGCTGGAGGAAGTGGAACTGGTGCTTGCTCTTGTAGCCGCTGCCACGTATATCGTGGAGCTCAAGGTGGGTATTATAATTCCAAGATGATTGATGTTGACGAAGGTTGGACTTATACTGTTTGTGCTGGTGGTGTTTATACTTGTCGTAATAGAGAGTGTTGTGGTTGTCAGGGATGTACCTCCTTTGTAAACGGATGCAACTTAAGTAACTTCTGTGCTATTGGTGGTCATGGGGGAATTGCTTGCAACAGTTGGTCCCTAGGTTGCAATTCTTACATGCCATGTTGCCTTGCACCTGCTTCTAATGGTGGTGATTTTGGAATGGGTAATCACCTTGGCGCAATGTGGAATCCTAAAGGATTTTTCTGTCATTGCCACGGTAGATATTCTATGCCAACTTCTGCACCATTTATTGGAACCCAAGTGCAGGTACAACAAAATTTCTGCTGGGTTCGTTGTGGTTGCTGGACTGTACCTTATGGTCATGGTGGGCAGAATGCTCAGACTAATTATTGTGGATCTAGTTGCTGCGGACAAGGTGGTATGGGCGGTAGCGGACTTGTAAAAATTACTTACGTCTGATATAATTTAAATCCGTGTGAAGGAAGTGATCGAGGGGGATGTTAACCACACCCCCTCGTTTTATTTTCCATATAAATACTAATGAAGGAGTAAACCCGAACAAATCCTAACTATTATGGCAACACAACAAATCAAAGTCGAGTTTGATCTCGCTCTTCCTAACAACTTTCTGGTAGATCATAGCACTAGTGCTAATAAAACTCGTAAATCAGAATATAATGGACCAGATAAAATATATCTACAAATCGGTGCAGATGGCCAAGAAGTTGCTGGTCCACTGACTGAGGATGATATTATTGATGGTCGTCCAATGCCAGCAGATTGCGTTGATTGGATGGAAATTGACTGTGCAACTGATCCTCTTGTTTGTCAACTCAGAGGACCTGTCTCTAATGAAATTGAGGAAGAATATACTGGAGAACTTGCACATCCTGGATCACCAGTTGTAGCAGGATATCCTCAGTTCTCTTATTCAACTCCAATTATGCCTGGAGATATCTATGACAAAAATACTATGGTAATTGTTGATGGATCTCCTACCTTCAATAGATATACTGTACCCCAAAAACTTCATGATAAGGATGCCGATTTAACTTGGGAAGATATTAGAAAGCATAGAAATCAGATGCTTGAGCAAACTGATGCTAGAACTGGTACTGATATGCCAGATTCAATTCTCAATGAGTGGAAAGCATATCGAGTTCTTTTGAGAGATCTTCCTGCAACTCTCGAAGCAGCTGGTGTAGAACCAAATATTGCATACTATATGTTCCCTGAAGCACCTGGAGTTGCTCCTGAGTGATTGACATGATTGATAATTTTAAAATTTACAAATTTGACTATATTATAGAAAACCAAGCAGAGATCATCGAGACAGCACTTCTCTGTCACGATGCTCTCATCTCCGATGGATTTGGAGACACTACATGGAGTTATTATTTGTA